CCGCAGATGATGTGGGTGAACAACACGCACCCCGACATCACCATGGCGCTGTACCCGGTGCCTACCAAGCCGCTGGAATGGCACTTGGTCAGCGTGCAGGAACTGGCGCAGCCCGCGCTGCTGAACACCACGCTCGCGTTCCCCCCGGGCTACCTGCGGTGCTTCAAGTACAACCTTGCGTGCGAGATCGCTGCCGAGTTCGGCGTCGAGGCCCCGCCCACGGTGCAGCGCATCGCCATGTCGTCCAAGCGCGATCTGAAGCGCATCAACAACCCCGATGACCTGCTGGCCATGCCGTACAACATCATGGGTCGGCGCAATCAGCGGTTCAATATCTTCACGGGGAATTACTGATCGTGAAGACGCCAATTCTTGGCTCGTCGTATGTGGCTCGCAGCGTCAATGCTGCGGACAGCCGCATGGTCAACCTGTTTCCCGAGGTTGTGCCCGACGGCGGCAAGGAGCCCGCTTTTCTCCAGCGGTGCCCTGGATCAAGGCTTATTCGCACGGTTGGAAGTGGGCCAATACGCGGGCTTTGGAAGTTCGGAACAAATTTGTACATTGCTTCTGGCGGAAGTCTGTACAAGTCGGACGAGCTTTTTAACACAACGTACTTGGGGGCAATTACTGGCAGCGGCCAAGTAAGCATGTCAGACAACGGCACGCAACTGTTCGTGGCCTGCAACCCGGATGCCTTCATCTACAACTCCAGCACGGGCGTGTTTGCGCAGGTTACGGACCCCGATTTCCCGGGCGCGGTGACGGTGGGCTATCTGGACGGGTACTTTGTGTTCAACGAGCCCAACAGCCAGAGGTTCTGGGTGACGTCGCTCAATGACGGAAGCGCGGTAGACCCGCTGGACTTTGCCAGCGCCGAAGGCAACCCGGACAACATCGTCTCGCTGATGGTCGACCACCGCGAGGTCTGGCTGTTCGGTAACAACACCATCGAGGTCTGGTACAACGCTGGCGCCGCAGACTTTCCGCTGGAGCGCATTCAGGGCGCGTTCATGGAAACGGGCTGCCTTGCCCCGTACAGCGTGGCCAAGCTGGACAACAGCGTTTTTTGGCTTGGCTCGGACGCTCGCGGCAACGGAATTGTTTATCGCAATAACGGGTACAACGCTGTTCGCGTTAGCACACATGCCGTTGAATGGCAAATTCAAACGTACAATTTTGTTGACGATGCGATTGCGTTTACCTATCAGCAGGACGGGCACTCGTTTTATGCGTTGACTTTTCCCGGGGCCAACGCAACGTGGGTTTTTGACGCGTCAACTGGAGCGTGGCACGAAAGGGCATTTTGGGAAAACGGACAATTTACCAAACACAGAGCGGGAACGCAAGCCAACTTTGCCGGCCAAATTGTGCTTGGAGACAATACAGAAAATTGCCTATTTACTTTTGACCTAAATTGGTACAAAGATTTCTCAAACCCACAACGATGGCTGCGCTCTTGGAGGGCGTTGCCCACGGGCCAAAATAGCCTCAAACGAACAGCGCAACATTCATTGCAACTTGATTGCGAAACGGGACCGAGCAATCAAAAGAATCTGTACGTTATCCAGCGCACCAATCTATACAACGGAATTTTTCAAGCCAGTTCAGACACAGAGCCGGGCAACACCTTGTTTAAAACCGTGTTTAACGGAAGAATGCTTGGTGACATTAACAATGACGGAATAATCAATTTTAGAGACTACCTAATTGCTGACGATTATTTAATCAACGAAACTCTTCCTGCCTACCAACCATATCCAGAAGATTTGTGGCAAGAGTGGGTACAGTACATAGAAAATTCTATGCTGTACACGATGGTTGAGAATTTTCAACTGTACTCTGCATATCTCAAACAAACGTCTCTTGAGGCTCAGGTCATGCTGCGCTGGTCTGACGACGGCGGCCATACGTGGAGCAACGAGCACTGGGCTAGCATGGGCAATATTGGTGAGTACGGCAAGCGCGTGATCTGGCGGCGTTTGGGCATGACCACCAAGCTGCGGGATCGCGTGTACGAGGTCAGCGGCAGCGACCCGGTGAAGATTGCCATCATGGGCGCTGAACTGACGGCGACGCCGACGAGCGCCTGACATGCAAACGCTGCCCCGCGTCCCTGCCAGCCGCGACCCACTGGTGGACCGCGAGGCGCTGACCACCCGCGCGTGGTTCCGGTTCTTCTCGCTGCTGCAAGACAGCATCGGCCAGGCCAGCAGAGAGACGTTCACGCTGGTGCAGAACTCCACTGGCGCAACCCTGCCCAAAGGCACTGTGGTGGGCTTTGCCGGCGTCGGCGCGGCGAACCTACTGTCTGTGGCTGCGTACTTGGCGAACGGCTCCACGCCTTCGTTGTACATCCTTGGCGTGCTGGACGAAACCATTCCCGACGGCGGCGCCACGGGCCTGTGCAGCGTCTGGGGGCCGGTAACGGGCATCGACACCAGTGCGTTCAACGTGGGCGACATTCTGTACGCCAACCCCACGGTGGCGGGCGCGTTTACCAACGTCAAGCCCACGGCGCCTGACAACGTGATCCCGCTGGCGGCAGTGCTGATCAAAAGCGCCACTGACGGCGTGATCTTCGTGCGGCCGACAATTGAACAGCAGAAGTATTACGGCGAGTTCACCAAGACGACGGATCAGACTCCCGCGCTGACAAACACGGCCTACGCGCTGACGTTTGACAACACCGAGGTTGCCGAGGGCATCAGCATCGGCTCGCCTGCGTCGCGCATTGTGGTGGTGCAGTCGGGCCTGTACCAGTTTGACGCCACCGTCCAGATCAGCAGCAGCAACAGCAACGCCAAGACGGTTTGGCTGTGGTTCCGTAAGAACGGCACGGACGTCGCCAACTCTGCCAGGCTGGTGACGATCAACATCAACAACGGGTACACCGCCGTGTCCATGAGCGAGTTTTTCTCGCTGGCGGCTAATGATCGCATCGAGATCATGTTTGCCGCAGACGATACGGCCATCACGGTGGATAATGTCGCTGCCACTGCGTTTGCCCCAGCAGCCCCTGCCGTCGTGCTGGCGGTGAGCCAGATTCAACAGTGAGAGCACCATGAGCGTTTCGCTTTCCCCCTACGCTGGCGCTGGAGCGCAGTTCTTCGACAACAACGGCAATCCGCTGGCCGGGGGCTTGATCTACACGTACTCTGCCGGCACGACGACGCCGATTGCCACGTACACCAGCAGCAGCGGCGGCACGGCCAACGCCAACCCCATCGTGCTGGACAGCGCCGGCCGCACGCCCGCGCAGATCTGGCTGACAGAAGGATCGTCGTACAAGTTCGTGTTGGAAACGGCTCTTGGCGTCACGATCAAGACCGACGACAACATTTTTGCCAGCTATGAGCTAGCAAAAGAAGTTGCCGTTGCTGTTGGCAAGGGTTTTGGCGGCCTTACATCCAACATTGCAGTCGGGGACTCTGCGCTGGCAAATTTGAGCAGCGGCAGCGCAATCAACAACACTGCAGTTGGATATGACGCGGCGTACGGCCTGAGCGCCGCACCAAACAACACTGCTGTAGGCGCGCTTGCTCTTTACAGTGGGTCCGGCGCTGGCTACGCAACAGCAATCGGCAGCCAAGCGATGTACGCCGGCTCCAACGCTTATGGAACGGCAATCGGGTATAGAGCCGCCTACAACGACGCCGGCCAATACAACGTGGCCGTTGGATACGACGCGCTGTTCGCCAGCTCCAGCGGCTCCGACAACACGGCCGTGGGTGCAAACGCTCTGGACGCCTACACCGGCAACGATGCCGTGGCCGTAGGCCGCTCAGCACTGGGGGCAAACACCAGTGGCACCGGCAACACTGCGGTTGGCAAGGATGCGGCGCTGCTGGTGGTCACGGGTGCGTACAACGTTGCCGTCGGGTGGACTGCGCTGGATGCGGCCACCACCAGCAACAACACGGCGGTGGGCGCATCGGCGCTGGGGGCGTTGACCTCTGGCGCAAACAACGTGGCCCTGGGCTTTCAGGCTGGTGATGCGCTGACCACTGGCAGCAACAACCTAGTGCTGGGCTACGATGCCGACGTCTCTGCGGCAGGCGTCAGCAACGAGATTACGCTGGGCAACGCGAGCGTCACCTCGATGCGCGTGCCTGGCCTGACGCTGACTGCCGGCCTGAAGTGGATCAACAACGGCACGCAGACGGTGGCCGCACTGGTTGCCGCAGCCACTGCCGGCGCAGGCGCCCGGGCCGTGGTGACGGACGCCAACGCGACGACGTTCCATTCGATTGTGGCCGGCGGCGGGGCGAACGTCGTGCCCGTGTTCAGTGACGGCACCAACTGGCGGATTGGGTAAGAACATGGCAAAGCCTCAGTGGATTTCGGCGTCTGACCCGTACTTCAATCAGTTCACCTACCAAGGTGAATTTGGCGAAGAAAACCCGTACACCAGCACCATTCGCGGCCTGCAGACGCCTGAGCTTTGGCAGAGCGTGGCTCGCTCGCTTGGCTACAGCGGCCCGTTTGAAACACAAGTCATTTCGTCCGACCCTGGCGAAGGCGGCGGCGGCCTTGTCAACGTGCCGGCTCCTGAATTTGAGCAGTTCATTGCTCAAAAGAAGGCTGAGGGCTACGACTTTGTCACCAAGGGCGACCAGATTGACAAAGACAGCCAAACCGTTGGCCTGAAAACTCCGACAGGTGAAGTTGTTGCCCAGCGCCCAGTAAAGGCCGCGGGGTTCGGGGAGTTTTTCAAAGAGTTTGTCTTGCCGTCGTTTGCCGCCTATGGCGCGGTGAACTTCCTTGGGCCTCGTCTGGAGGGGCTGACCAACGCACTGTCTGGCGGCGGGCAGTTGAGTGTGGCCGATCTGGCAAACATTCCTACGGGGACGATGGGGCAGGCCAGTCAGTCTCCGGCGCTTGGCGCCGAAGGCGCGGGCGTAATGTACACGGACATTTCAATGGCGCCCGGGACAGAGACGGGCCTGTTTGGAGAGCAATTTCACCCAATCAAAAACTACCCGTATTCCGACGTAACGCTCAACACGCTTGCGGAACCGGTGGCCTCCGTGACAACCCCCGCCGCGCAGTTGACCGATGCGGCAAACGCCATGCAACTGAGTCCCATGACGCAGTTGCAGCCCATCACGTTTGCCGGCGAGCCGTATTTGACTGCGGGC